CATAAAATTATTATTGACTCTTATGGTTTAAACAAAAGACGTATTGAGATTACCTATGAAGACAAAGAAACAGAGGCATCAAGTTAAGTCAAGGTGGTACTATATATTTTGGGGAATTGCCACTATATCAGTAGTCTCAGGTCAGATCTATGTTGGATCTGGTTTTAGAGTGATGAGTGATTCTGTAAATCAAGTATTGGAGAATATGAAATGAAGTACCTCCTAGCAGCAGCCAGTGCCCTTCTGGTGCTCTCTCCATTGGCAGAAAGTCCTGCCATGGCACACAAGGCACACAGGTTCAACAGACAGTACCAGACAGGCAGACACTGGCATCGTCACTGCCATGATGATGGAGTATGCCACACCCATACTCATACACACTATGGTAAGGATGCTGGTCACCATGGTAGATGGTTCATGCATGGTCTATACTCAGGGACATATCCTAAGTATGAAGATTATTGGTATCCTGGTTGGTATCCTGGTCCAGAGTGGCAAATTCACATTCACTAATTAATTATGAAATCTTTGAAAACTCCTCTTCGTTATCCTGGTGGCAAATCACGTGCCCTAACAAAAATTATTCCTCATATCCCAGACTTATCTGAATATCAAGAATATAGGGAACCATTTCTTGGTGGTGGTTCAGTAGCAATTCATATTACTAAGATGTATCCAGATTTGAATATTTGGGTAAATGATTTCTACACACCCTTGACTAACTTTTGGCAACAATTGCAAGAGAAGGGAGATGAGATGAGAGACTTTCTTGGTTCTCTTAAAAGATTTCATAATAATCCTGACAAGTGTAAGTTGCTGTTCAACTCATCAAAGGGTCACATCAATGATGATAGTGTCAGTGATTTTGCAAAGGCTTGTGCTTTCTACATTGTAAATAAGTGTTCTTTCTCTGGTCTTACTGAGTCATCTTCATTCTCTAAGATGGCATCAGAAAACAACTTTACTCAAAGAGGTATTGATAGACTTCCAGGTTTTCAAAAGATTATTGCAAACTGGAACATTACAAACTTGTCTTATGAAGAACTATTAGATGAATCTTCAGAGAGGAGATCATTCATTTATCTTGACCCTCCCTATGCTATCAAGGATAGTTTGTATGGAAAAAAAGGAAACATGCATAAAGGATTCAACCATGACACTTTTTCTCGTGATTGCTCTGATTGTAGTATCGATATGCTTATCTCCTACAACTCAGGACAATTAGTAAAACATAGATTCCAAGAATGGAATATGGCAGAGTTTGATCATACATATACTCTCAGATCTGTTGGCAAATATATGAGAGAGCAGAAAGAAAGAAAAGAACTTCTTCTTATGAACTATGGTAAGAAGGCAAAGGTTCAACTATCATTTGAAGGTTGTTATAATTTTTCTAAATTAAAGAAGGAGGGTATGATAGATTGAAAAAATTATGGAGACTGTGGAAATACACTCTAGGTAGTTTCTCTGATGTCAAAACAAAAAGATACGATAATGGTGTTGCTATTCTTCGTAGCATTATATTCTTTACTTATTTGGCGACTAACTGTTTTATTGTTGCAGGGGTGATTAGACACTGGAACTAAAATTTATTAAAAAACACAATGAACTTTTTTGCAAAACTTGATTCATATGAAGAGTATCTTCAGAAAAATCCTTTCCATAAATTATTGAATATTGATTTAAATGAATATGGTCAGGTTCAGAAAAAATTAGAACATTCAACTTTTCGTTCTGTTGATCCCAATCTAAAAGAGGCATTTGCCCCAGAACTTGATGATCTGGTTAGATTGCATTACTTAGTCACATCCAGAAATGTAACCACAATTCTAGAATTTGGAGTTGGTAAGAGTTCAATTGTATTTGACCATGCACTTAATCTAAACAAGCAGAGGTGTTCTGCTTTTGTTGAAAAAAATTTAAGGAGAAGTAATCCATTCCAATGTTTTTCTGTAGACAATAATAGAGAGTGGATTGAAGTATGTAAAAATACTGCAAAAACAAACCATATCAACTATCATTATTCTTTGTGCTCTGTCTCTACTTTCAATGAAAGAGTTTGCACATATTTTGAAGACTTGCCTAATATTTGTCCTGACCTAATTTACTTAGATGGTCCAGACCAATTTTCACCTGTTGGTGATGTGAGAGGAGTTAATACAAATCATCCTGATAGACTGCCTATGTCTGCTGATGTTCTTGCAATAGAGCATTTCTTATTGCCAGGAACTCTTATTGTTGTTGATGGTAGAACTGCTAATGCTAGATTTCTTAAGTCTAACTTACAAAGGAATTGGTCTCACTATCATGAAGAAGTGTTTGATCAACACTACTTTGAACTAGTAGAAACACCACTTGGAGTTTATAATAAAAAACAAATTGATTATTGTTTAGGTAGTGATTTTTATCAGAGAATTAAATAATGGAACTGAAAGACTGGTTGAATTCTATCAACTTCACAAAGGAAGACCTGAGTGAACACATCAAAGAGTATCCACCATATATTATTAACAGATGTCTGTCTGGACATTTAGACTGTGTTTTATTTGCTAATGAAATGAACAAGTATCATTTCTTAGATAAAGACATGCAATTTAACTTTTATATAAATATCTTGAGAAAGAGAAAGAGATTTTCTCCTTGGGTTCGCAAAGAAAAGGTCTCAGATCTAGAGTTTGTCAAATCTTATTATGGTTATAATAATGAGAAAGCATCTCAGGCACTGAAAATCTTATCAAAAGAACAACTGGACTACATTAAACAAAAACTTGACACTGGTGGCAAAAGATGACTCAGACTGCAGAACCTCAGGTTCATTGGTCACAGGACAAAATGATTGAAATTGTCCTCAATGAACCAGATGATTTCCTTAAGGTGAGAGAGACCTTAACAAGAATTGGTGTTGCTTCTCGCAAAGAAAAGAAACTTTATCAATCTTGCCATATTCTCCACAAACAAGGTAAATATTACATAGTGCATTTTAAGGAGCTTTTTGCTCTTGATGGCAAGTACGCTAACATTACTGTTAACGACGTTCAGCGTAGGAATCGTATTACTCGTCTTCTTGCTGATTGGGGTCTCATCAGTGTGGTAAAGGAAGATTCAATTATGGACATTGCTCCATTGAATCAGATCAAAGTCCTGCCATACAGGGATAAGAACGAGTGGACTTTAGAGCAGAAGTATAATATTGGCAAAAAGGGAAAACCACAAGAGGAAGGGTAAACCCTACTTACATTTTTTTGATAGTATGTTATAAATAAGTGTGGATGCCTTAGGGGTCCACACAACTAAACTTGCTATCTAAGGAGTTTTTCAGATGGGTAACCTACAAAAGTATGGTGCTGCAGATTTGTCTCAATTAATGGAGAGAATCAATAGACACAGCATCGGAATGGATGAATATTTTGATAAAATTTTTAAAGCACAGGCAGCAAATTATCCACCATATAATCTTTTTCAACTGAGCAATACAGAATCACATTTAGAAGTTGCTCTCGCAGGATTTAAAAAGGAAGAAGTAAGTGTTTACACAGAATACGGTAAACTTATTATTGAGGGCAAAAAAGAGGATAAAGAAAAGGAAAAAGATACTTACATCCTCCACCAGGGTCTGGCTCAACGGAGTTTTAATCGTAGTTGGACAATCTCAGATGACACGGAAGTTAGATCAGTTACTTTTGAAGATGGGCTTCTAACTGTCATCTTAGGTAAAATTGTTCCAGATCATCATGCAAGAAAAAACTGGATCTGAACATCATGCAAATGGTGAAAGTTCTACACTCAAACAATTAATTGTTGCTTGTGCAGTATTATTAGTTTTTGCAATCATTTGTTTCTTAGTAATGCTAGCAGGGATGCTATAAATAAGATGTATCGTCGCTGCCTATGGGCAAAGGGGGAACTGGCACAATCCAGTTGACACCCCCTTTTTTATGGCTTAAAATAGAGTGTAAGTAACTTTGTTATGGCACCTAAGAAAAAAGAGTATGTTGATTATGTCCCACCTGAATCTGGGGATGGTGTGGAGTATGAAGTAATCAGCAGACAGGTTACTGAGAATGCTCAGAGACAATGGCCTGATGTTAATTCAGACCCTTACAATGAAATTGTTGAGGTGGTGAAGAAGACTTGCTATGGTAATCCTGATGAGGTGTTTGAAACATATGAGACTAGAAGGTATCGTAAATATCTACCAGTGGTAGAATACCCCACTGAAGTAAAACTTGAAGCAAAAGTCAAAAAAGAAGAAAAGGTAACTGATGGAAAATCTTAAAGTATTGGTTATGGAGAACCTAGTGCTCCTCTCACAAATTGATGAGGTAGCAGGTGAATTGGGTTCCCCTGATTGTAAACTTACTGAACCTATGGTTCTTGGAGAGCAGGATACCCTCTCTCCATGGTTGGTAGGAATTACAACACAGAATGTCTTTATGATTCATTCTGATAAAATCTTGACTATTGCAACC